ATTGGTGTTGTAATCAATATACAATTGACCCAACTTCCAATAGTTTGCTGTTCCGCCGTATGCACTTGCAATGTTTGTTCCCGTAAATGGCATAATTTCTCCTTAAACAATCTTGATATTTATGGGGTCAGAGTTGAACCCATACCAAATTCGCTCCGCTTGGTGTATAAGTGTAAAGTGTTCCTGTGTCTTGCTGCAACCAACGGTCTCCCGCACTCGCGCCCGTGGGAGCAGCAGTTGCTGATGTAAATTTATATCCTCTGATGGTGATATCGCCTGTCATACCGTTGACAGTATAAACCAGATCATTCAACAAATTGTCTGCGCTAATGCTGTTGTATTCTCTAGATCCCTTATTGTAGACAACAAGAGACTTGACTTCGTTCATATTGTCAGTTGGCGGATAGAGCGAGTTGTCTTCTACTGTTCCGTTATTTGGAGCAAAAGAAGAACTATTATAAGTTCCAGAGTATCCTCCTGGAACAGCACCCCAATGTCCAAGCACTCCTGCTAGATCGCTACCATTTACCACACCATCCAGATTGACATCGCCATAGTACAAAGCCTTTAGAAGGTCTTTGTTTTGTGCTGACAATCCAGCGATCAATGAATTCAAAGTATTGATTAGTTCAGGAAGATATGCAGTTGACTGTGTACTTCCATCGGGGAAACGAATGAAGTTTCCTGCACCTGTAACGGTGACCCTATTGTTGATCCACAGCCCTTCAGATCCCCAAACAAACTGCGAGGAGGCACTCAGTCCAGTTGCGCCTACTGCAAAGTCGCGGTATTGAATTGCACCGAATGTCGTTCCTGCGGCTTGGGTAATGCCTCTAACATTACCTGTAAGACCATTGAAAGTGGCGACATAATCACCAACAGGACCAGTAGCACCACGATCACCAGTAGCACCACGGTCACCCGTAGCACCACGGTCTCCTGTTGCACCTTGAGGACCAGTATCCCCTGTTGTGCCACGATCCCCAGTAGCACCACGGTCTCCTGTTGCACCTGTATTACCTCTTGCACCAGGCTCACCATTTCCAGAACCACCACCGCCGCCCGTAGCGGTGGATGCAATCGTTATGCTGTTTGTGACGGAATCTGTAGTCAGTATGATGTTTGGACCAGCGACAAAACGCAGAGTCTCTGCAACATATTGAATTGAAGTAAGACCTGTCGTAAGACCGTCTTGATTTCCTACCTCAACATATTTGAATGCAGTATCAAGACCACCGCCAGGATTTCCAAGGACAGTCGTTCCCTTGTTGATCTTGGATAAGTCAACTTTTAGCGTCTTGGTGTTTGCATCATACTTAAGTGGATACATTGCATGGAGAATCCCTGACTCTCCAGTAGCACCCTGTTCTCCGCGTTCTCCTTGGTCTCCCTTGTCGCCCTTTTCTCCTTGCGCTCCTCTTTCTCCACGCTCTCCTTGCTTACCTTGGTCTCCGCGATCTCCCTTGTCGCCCTTTAGTCCCTGCGAACCTTGCTCTCCGCGATTACCCTTTTCTCCTTGATCGCCTTTCTCTCCTATTTTTCCTTGGAGTCCGCGTTGTCCTTCTTCGCCTTTTTCTCCACGCTCTCCGCGTTCTCCTTGGATGCCTTGAGAGCCATCATCTCCCTTTTCGCCTTTTTCGCCCTGTATGCCTCTCTCGCCTCGTTCGCCTCTATCTCCTGTTGCACCTTTTTCGCCACGAAGACCTTGGGGTCCAGGTGCGCCTTGGGAACCCGTTTCCCCTTGGTTTCCTTTTTCCCCACGGGAGCCGATCTCGCCCTTTTCACCTCTTTCACCCTTCGTGCCTGTCTCGCCCTTGTCGCCTTGGTTGCCCTTCTCGCCACGGTCACCTCTCTCGCCCTTGGGGCCTGTGATGCCACGAAGACCACGAAGACCCCTCTCACCAGAATCTCCCTTGTCTCCCTTATCACCCTTTGGACCTTTTGCGCCCTGACTGGGTTGTGGCATTTTTACTTCAGAAATAGGTTCAGATGGGACAGCATCCTCGGAGTTCAAGAACTCTTGGTACTCATTGAAGAGTTTATCAAAGCCATCGTCTTCCGGTGGCTCGTTGTGGATGAAGTCTCGGAAATTAGCCATGCAGGATATTTAGACCCCGCTTATGTCCCTGTTAACGCTTTCCACGAATGAGGGAACAAAGGTTGTATGATTGTTGAAATTGCCTTGGCATATTCCTGACATTCCCATTGGGCATGAGGATCTGATCGCTGCGTATAAACCCGTGCAAAGGCTGAAAGGGAACCCGTCCACCACCACTCGGTGTATGTGCCTTGAGGCAGCACCGACCGTGCTTGTTCAGGAGCCACCCCGCGCTTCAGCAGTTCATCATAGGTAAGCAAAGCCTCCCGAACCGTGAGTTCGTAGTGGCGGTTCACGGTGTTGTAATCGTCATCAATAGGCATAAAGTCTTCAGACCCCTGCTTGGCACCGTTTGTTGGCTTGCCACGCCATCGTGGAAAATACACGCTTGGCGGATCACTCACATAGCGGCGACTTACTTCGTTCTCTGTCATTCCAACTTTATGTTTAAAAAGTTGAGTGCGGACAAAGATGGGAGCCTTGATTCGCAGGGTGATCTGTGGGTGAGCGAATGGAGTCCAATGCTTATGCTTGGCAAGATAGCCAATGAGTTTCTGATCTTTCTCATTGAGTTTCTTGTCTTTGATCGCGCCAGTCCAATGCTGCTCACCGTCCCAATCACTTTCCTTATGAAAAGAAACACGGGCAGCATTTACAACGGTGAGATCATCACCCATGTGATCAACATACTGTACAAAACCATTGTCCAATACCAAAACATTGGAAACCCCCATACTATGACTCCTTGTTAGTGCTTACGCTTGAAAAACTCAATCTGACGAAGACGCTTCTTTGCTGCATCTTCGTTGTCATACTCGCCCAACTTCTTGTCGCCATCCTTGGATAGGATGACAAACTTGCTGCCCTGCTTGACAATCTTCTCACGGATGTTAGTCTTGTTGAAAGGCTTCTTTGCCTTTCCTGTTCCCTTGATGTCATCAAGTGCGCCAAGATTCCATCCACCCGATTCAACGGATTCATAATTGGTAACCTTGCCTTGACCATCAATCTTCATGGTGGAAAGCAACTTGTCTCCACGACCCATGATCTTGACAGTATCTGCACCCTTGTCTGCTAGATTAGATGCAATCTCACGAATTGCGGCATGGGCTTGCTGAAGATCCTGCACATTGATCACGGCAGTATCAACTACCTTGCCGTCTTTTTCAGCCGCCCACACAAACTCCTTTGGGAACTCGCGGTAGTGACGATCAAATCCACGGCGACCTGTGACCTGCTTGTCGGTTGTCATGGCTGCGCCAACACCACTCTCTTCAATTGTCTGTTCTTCTTCATATGGAAGAGGAGCAGATGATGCGTTCAGAGAATCAAGCCTGTCCTTCAACTTGGTATACAGCATAGCCTTGATCTGATGCCGACCACCGATCATGTCTTTGCTAGAGAGGCGATCAAATAGACCATCCAAGGATGGCTGTGAAATCTCATTGTCTGTTGGTTCTTCGTTCATGCTGATATTTAGGTCAGATCTGTCGCCAAGTAGACAATTTTAGCCGTGCCATGAGACCTTCTGATGAATTTTCGTGAATAATCTTTTCAATCTTTATAGGATCGTGACCGACCAATACCATGTCGTTGATGTCCTTGACCCGAATGCTATCGGGCCAAAAGCAGACACGGTAACCATCCTCTACCAATTTTTGATAAATGCCGACTACTTCCTTGTTGCGTGGCTCGTTGTCCAAGGCAAAGATCAACTTGCAGTCCTTCAGTTCAGAAGGCAGTTCGGAGATGTGCTTTGCTCCTAGCATGGCTACGCAGTTGGGAAGAAAGAGCGAATCCAATGGACCTTCCACCACAATCACAGGCTTGCTCTTGTCAATATGATCCAAGCCAAACCAAATAGATTGGAGATCCTTGTCTCGCTTGATGGTAATGTAACGAATATTCTTGCCCGATGCAGTAGCAGTCAGGGATCTACCCTGTGCAGCAACAAGACGCTTGCCTCGCATGATAGGAATGACCAATCGCTCATCAGGCGGGGCTTCTACTTCAGGATCCACTTGAGTTGCCCACCATCCAAAGTCCTCGGTGAAGTAGAGGCGATCCCACTTATCTACAGGGATCTTACGGCGGCGAACGAATTCCACAGCCTTATGATCTTCGGGTAGTTCCGAAAGGGTCTCTAGGGACTCCAACAACAACTCCCTCCGCTTAGATTCAAAGACGGGAGCCTCAAACTTGTACTGCTTCTCAGCCGTATCCTTAACTTCGTGGCGACCCTCTACCCCGTCCCGATACTTCTCAAGCATATACTGCTTATAGACAAACGGATCCAAATACTCAATGAACTTGCCAAGTGTAGTCCCGTAGTCGCAGTTGTGACAACGAACAAAGAAGCCGCCCTTCTTCTCATAGAAATAGAATCGTGTCTTTGACTTGGACTTCTGACTATCCCCACAGATGGGACACCGACACGCAGCAAGATCCTGCTTCTTCCACCCAAACTTCTGTAGACGGGGAGAGATCAGGTTGATGTACTTGGTATCAATGTAATTGGGCATGGGGTAAGTATACTGCTCATCGCATATCTGTCAAGCAGAAAAGTCAAGGTTTTAAGTACGAAACCTTGACTTCTCATATGTTTGATGCGTGAGAAAATTAATTGTTGGATTTGCTGATTTATGAGGCTAATTTCGCAAACATCTTGTATACATAGCGATCAAGTTGGTGGAGGCGTTGGTTGCTGTTGTGTGGCAGCATTACGCAACTCTGCAAGACGCTTGAAGCCATTACGCTCCTTGATCTTTGCAATTATTTCCTTGGTGATGTCGGACTGCACCTTTGAGGCAAGACCGTCAGCACCAAAGATACGCTCCTTCTCGCCATCAAGCATGGACTCTTTCAGAATCTCCATCATCTCTACAATTTCCTTGACAGCAGTAGATGTCTTCTTGGCAGTTACCATAGACCATACAAGTAGACCTACGCCAAACAGCATTGTTCCTATTATGAGGATTCCACCAACAAAGGCAATTTGCTGTAAGTAGTAATGACTAGCGGATGCAAATCCAATCATCAAGGCACCGACCATTATTAAAGCGAATCCCATCGTTTTGTTCACCAAGAACGACACAATGGCACCTCCTACAATTACGATGAATCCAATTATCCAGAACATCGTAATGTAAGTATAGAGGCGTTCTAGTGCCGCCTTCTTTGCTTCATCTAGTGATCCTTGCAACTCTGCAATCTTCTTCTCCATGTTGGAGATATCTGAGAGAGTTTGATCCAACTGTGCAGTCTCTTCTGCTATTCGCTTTGAACCATCTATGATTTGATCGGCATGACTTTCTATACTTGAAAGCGATTGACGAATGTTTCCTGTAATAGGACGATTTACTTCGGATGTCAACTTATCAACATTTGTCTTTGCCGATGCCGCTTCCTTGGTTATTGCAGTTGCATCTTTCAAGATTTCATTGTTTGCGCCCTTCACATGGGATGAGACCGACATGAGTTCGGTCGGGGCATCTTCAGTAACCTGTTGAGCCTTTGGAGGACATCCTCCCATGAGCAAGACTGCCGCAACGCCTAGAGCCATTCCCAAACATCTTGAAATTTTCATGGTTACTCCTTCTTTTCTCTCGCCACTACATTGAGAGTCTGTGCATCGCGGCGAAGTTGAGTGATCTTTTTTTTCTTCTGCTTTGCCAATGCTTTGAATCCGCCCTTTGGACCTGGCGGCTCTTGACCAGGCGACACTCCTGCAATATTACCGCTACCGACATTGTTCGCGGGTGCGCCCCCGCCTACCGCGCCTGCGCCCATGCCATCCTCGGTCTTCAACTTCTTGGCTTCAAGAATGGTGAAAGTCGTGCCGTTTGGCATTGAGTAGACAGGGAATCCCATGATGTCTCCAATTGGAAGCAAGGCTTGTTCCAACATGATCTTCTCACCACGGAGTTCATATTCGCCTTCCATTGGAAGAGCATCGTAGTTCTCTTCAAGCATAGGTTGAATGTCTACACCATAGTGCTTGAATAGTTCCGTTCCTGCTTCATCAATCTTACGAGGAGAGAACATATCCTCACCCGCAACCTTTTCGCGGATATCAAAGAGTTTAGCCAATGCTCTTCCTACGCGGGTGGGCGTGAGGCGACTCTCAAGGATCTGCTTGAGTTCCCACGCATAAGCGTAGAACTTGCTAGGATATGCTGCTTTCTCTTCTACCGTCAGCAGATGACGAGACATGATGATAGAACCATTCTCGTCAATGATCCCCATCTTGTAGGCTTTCTGATCCTTCCAAGGGGTGGTAACTATTTCAAACAAGCGGTATTGAATGAGTTTGTCGTATGCTTTGTTCTTCACCCTAATTTCCTCAATTGATCCACAATGGATTTGTCTAATTGAATTCCTACAATATCTATGCCGTCTAGGTTCTTTGTGGAATTTGACAAATACTCCAAGTAGACCAGAAAAGTCTTAAGGATATCGTAGAGATCAGTATCAATTTTGAAGAATAAGAGGCGTGTTGCGGCTTCGGTGCCAAACACATTGTAGAAGGTAATGAGGTGATTGAGTATCAGACGCTCACGCAATTCACCCGTGCGCCTGTAACGGCGAAACAACCGCTTGAGATAGATCAAGCGAGTTAAGTCCTCATTGAACTCATCCACACTACGGCAAGTTGGATTGTCGTAGTGCTTTGCAGCATAGAGGGTGTAGTTGTCGTTATCCAGTTTTTTGAATTGCATGATGTGTCATAGTTACTCATTATCTATCCAATGAATAAGGGCATCAGTTTGACCTGATGCCCTTTTTGTTTTTATTCAGCCCAAACCTGGCTTGGAGAAGGTCGGGTTTGTGAAGGGGTTCTTATTGTATTCCCCTGCCTCACCCGAATTCATTCCTTGCATTCCTGCCTTGCCCCGTGGGTTTGGTGGCGAAGCAACTCCTGGATTTGGGTTGCCATTGCTTGCAACAACCTTGGCACTCATACGGGTCATTCCGCTTGATTCCTTCTGAACAGAAATCATCAAGTTTAGACCATGACCAAGGCGGTGGCTGATGCCATCATCCTTGATGGGAGTGTACGAAGTCCCATCCATACCTTCTCGCCCACCGAACTGCTTGAGTGGGAATGCATGGACTCCATCTTCAAGCATGGCTTCCTGATTGAAATCAAAAGAGATTCCTTGCGAGAACAACTTCTGCTTCATCTGATTGATCGCAGTATTTGGATCAATATAGCACTTGGCTTCTACTGCACCTACAAAAGTGTTCAAGCGTTGAAGTTCTCTTTGCGAAAGTTGGTGAACGCTTGCATCGGGAGTATCAACAGCATTGTCCGATGAGTCCATAGGACCAATCTTTGTGCCGCCGACATAGCCACCATAAACATCTGTTGGCAACATTCCTTCCGCAAGTTTCTTTCTCAAATCTTTGAATCGCATGATGACTCCTTTAGATGCGGATAGTGCCAGTATTTGTATAGAAGTATTGACCAAATGTTGGTGCAGTAATACCATCACCCGCAGTACCACCACCTGTGGTCAATCCTGCTGGACGATCAAATACAAGAGCAAAAGTCGTTCCTGCGGTTGCGCCCGTGAGGCTTCCGTAAGGTGCTGTAGATCCAGAGTTATCTCTGATTGTAAGACTGACTGTCTTAGTACCAGTTGCAGTTAATCCGCCTACAACAAGAACTGCAATATTATCTTGACGATATGATACGCGACCGTTCTTGTCGCCGGTTGGACCAAAGAAAGTTTTATAGACATCAAGTGGAATATGTCCTGCCGATACAGTACTGCCTACAGTAAGTCCAACTCCTGTGTATAGAGCCATGCCTGAATATGTTCCCGATAGACCAATTGTAAGACTCTGCGATAGATTAGTATCATGTCCCTGAATCTTGATGTATGCTGTTACGCCGGTAAGTCCACCAAGTGTGGAAACTCCATAAGCATTTACGCCATATTGATAGCCTCTTCCTGCACCTGGACCGGTAGCGTTAAGTCCACTAGGAGTTGCACCAGGCGAACCCCAAGGTAATCCGTAACCATTTGTATCAAATCCAGGAACATAAGTCAAGAATCCGTGCGAAACGCCAGTTGATCCAGCAATTTGAGCAGCACCAGGAACTCCCGTAATGCCACCATCCCCTAAGAATGGTGCGCTGAAGTATGGCTGATCTTGCTGATCCGAACCAAAGGTCAAACCATTCAGATCTCCCGTAAATCCGTTTGCATAATTTGAAGAAACCACACCTGCGGTAGAGGGATCATTTGGTAATGTGACAATGACTTCAGTAAAGACTGATGCAAAAGTTATTCCTGCTCCACCACCAAAAGAGTTTCCATTAGTGACACCGTATGCAAACGGACTGCCCATTAGCGGCATTTCCCATCCGCGAATTGTGCGGACGACATGACGCTTCTCGGTCTTGTTCAAGAACTGTGGCTTTGATTCTTCGCGGTCGTTGTTGTTCCAAACTCCCATTTGTGAGGTCTCCTTTGGGTATCTCTTTTATTTAGTTCTTCTTGACTTCTACAGGCTTCATAGCCTCTTCTTCAAAACGGGCAATCATGTCAGCGGTTGGGCTGCAACCGCACTTCTTTAGACCCTCATTGAGGTTGCGGCGTAGAATCTCGCGCTTACGCTCAACGGAACCATAGCCTTCTGTCAGAAAAGCGTGGTTGAGTTCAATAGCAGCCTGCTTGGCGGCTTCCATAATCGCGGTGGGTAATTCAATTTTCTGTGTGGTCTCGCCACGGAGAACTCGCATGATGTCATCTTGTAGTTGTGCCGAAATCTTGTTGTTGTTCATTTGTGCCTCGTAAGGTCTGAAAGAGTCCGATTGCTAGGGTATTTAGCGAATTTTGATACTAGCCTTTATAAGATTTATTGAAAGGCTTCATTCCTTACCCTTTTTTAAATTCTTCATAATTGATGGGGTATTCACTCCAAGAACGGTTGTAGATGATGTAATTTTTGATTGAATTTTAGGATCTACTCCAAAAGAAGTAACCCAAGTCTTTAGTTGCTTCCATCTTGCCTGTGCATCTTTTTGGTGTGCTAATGCTGCACGATAAATGTTTTTCTTGGTTTCGTCATCTCCAGGATCGCCAAAGTACAAGGCATCTGTATTCATACCTGGAATTTGATTTAATTCCTCATCATCTTCCTCATCATCTTCCTCATCATCTTCGTCATCCTCATCATCTTCCTCATCATCTTCGTCATCGGTATCATCCTCGCCATCTCCAAATCCTGAACTTCCACGAATACTGCTTGTGGTCATACCCGAATAACCACCCGAACCTGAACTTTGCTGATCATCTGTTCCTGTTTGTATCGCCTTAAAAATTACACCTTGACCTCCATTGGTATTGGTATCGTCTTCTTCATCCCCATCACCATCCCCCAATACATCCGACATCAAACCAGGAGTTGCTCTTAATAGATTAAGGGTTGATTTTGTCTGCGTATTTGCATTTGAAATATTGGTAGCAAAATACTTGTACATTGGGTTATCTTTGGGGTTACTATTAGAGCCACCCCAACCCGCTGCACCAAAAGAAGCAAGATCTCCTGCGGAAAAGATTCTGCCTTTATCTGCTACAGATCCGTCAAATACAGAGACATTGCCTGCTGCCTTCTCCGTGAGATGCTTTGAGAATGTTTTGAATGGTATTGTCATATTACTTCTCTGGATTGTGTCCCCAAATCTTGAGTGCCATCAACTTGCGTGTAGGAGTTCCGTCCGATTCGCGCATCTTTCCTGCGGCACCCTTCATTCTAGTTATGAAATTTACTTGCCGTCTTGCCCATGCCCAATCATTAGCAGTCCATTCATCTCTACTCATACCCTTCATACGGACAATAGCACGGGCTGAATCGCGTCCCGACTTGATTGGCTTGCCCTTGGCTCCTGCCTTGGACGCTTCCTTACGGGATAGTCCTGCATCCTTGCCTGTATCGGAATCAATGAAACTTTCTAATTCTTTTGGTCCCATATTGACAAGGCTCTTCCACTTTTTATAAAGTTCGTCCTTTTCCTGCTGATCCTTGTCCTTGTCTTCGGCGGTGAAGTGTTTTTGACCAGGTGTCATCTTGGAATAAGCATGGACAATCTCATCGGTTCCTTGTAACTGATACTCTTTGATCTGTGCCTGCAATCTGCGAGTGGCAGATTCGGCAGGAACATTATTGATCAACATCCATTCAAAATCCTCGTCAAGGGTAGTTTGAATATTTGAATATGGCTCATACATTTCTGCCTTCATGGCTTCAATATAGATGTTGCAGGTTTCCTTGAGTTCCGTCAATGGAGCCTTGGCTTGCAACATACGAGCCTTCTCAATCTTCTCTGCCATGTTCATATCCGAAGACTCAATACCCATGAGAGTATTGACCATTTCGGCAACCTGTTCCTTCTTGCTACCAAATTTCTTGACAAAGAGTTGAGTGTGCTTTGACTTCTTTTCGGTCTTGAACGCTTCCTTGATTTCCTTTTCTTCTTCCTCATCGCCCCCAACATTCTTTGCACCATCTGTTTGATTCTGTGGATAGATGGCTTGCGCGGGATCTACAATCATGCCAGTCTTGCTCAGAAATTGCAAACCAAGAAGAACCTTGCTGCTCATGTGCGCCCGATCACCGATACTGAACTTGATGTTAGGATACTTCTTACCGTGGAATTCCACATCCATCAAAACGACCATTCGCTTCTTCTGACCAATTCCGCTCTTTACCACCAAGCGACTAACAATCTTCTTTGTGACTTTCTTGCCGTTGGGCAGAGTGAATGTGACGGTGTGATCGCCATTGTCCTTGATGCCATCGGCATGAATCATGTTGTAGCCGCTGTTGCCGGTATCAACTTTGGCGGTGTATTCCACGCCTTCAATCTTGATTTTCTCTCGCACGGCAAGATTAGAGAACAACTTCCAATGGGTCTTATCTAGAATATAGTTGACAAAATCTTCAACCAATTCCTCGCCCTTTACATTGTCCTTACCCTCACCCTCTTCATAGTAGCGATAGTAGATGTTGCCGCTACCTGGACTTGCATTCATTTCAATAATGTAGGGTTTACCATTATTGATTACATGGTCAATTCCAACATAATAGCATTTGCTGACCCGTGCAGCCTCTTCTACCAACTTGATTTCCTCTTCCGAAAGTTGGAATGAGCCACCCTTGGAACCACGGGCAATATTGGTACGGAAATCCTTGGGAGCCTTGTCACGCTTGGCACAGGCGAAGATCTTGCCGTTAAGGCAGATGCTACGAACATCATTCTTGAAGTCAGGCAGGAATTCCTGCATAATGACTTCGGCACCGTATTTCCATAGAGTCTGTAGCACCGACTTTAGGCTTTCCATGCTTTCAATCTTGGAAACGCCGATACCCTCTGCGCCTGTAAGAGTCTTGACGATAACAGGGAACTTGCCGCCGATTTCCTTGACTGCGGTTTCAATGTTCTCTTCATTGGCAACAAATGCCGTGCGTGGGTGCGGGAGACCGTGCTTCTTGAGAGCAATTGCAGTCTCCAACTTGTTGGCACATAGTTCCATGCCACCACGCTCGTTGATCATAAACACGCCATTGTTCTGCAAGATGGTCATAATAGCAACGCCGATATCGGTGTTCATCACGCCGCCACGAACGATTGCCACGGTGTTGCCTGGTACAATTGTTACATCCTTGCCTTCGCCATCATAGTTCTTGATGACGATCTTCTTGGAAGCGACATTTGAAAGATCAACTTGCGCCTTGGATGTCTTGAGAGCGTAGAACTCAATCTTACGCCGCTTGCAGATTTCCTGCATCTTCTCAATTGTATCGCTCAAGTCCTTGTCGGACGATGTGAGTGCAAGGATCGTAACCTTGTCCTTTGGATCATCGGCAGCCTCGGGAATATACTCTTCGTTGAGTGCCATGCCCTTACGAACATCGTTATAAAGTTGTTTGGCAAGAGTCTTGTTACCAGGAATGCCGATAGAGAAAATGTCAAACCGCTTGGCAAATGCAGCAGCCCGCATGAGCGATGCAGACATATACATTGGATCAACTGCCTTGCCCTTCTTGAGCATACTGTCAATATCGGCTAGGCTGACTTTCTCTACACGCTCTTCTCCTGCCTGTACAACACGGAAAGAATCAAACGAGTACTTGCGCTTCTTTGGATCCTTCTCCGCAATCTTGCCCTTGTAGGCAGCGATTCCCTTGAAGTTGTCAACCTGATCGCTTCCTGCAATCATGGTGATATCGGTATAACCTAGTTCGCACAGATAGAGAACAGCCTCGTATGGATTCGCTGCCTTGTTCAGCGGGAAGTTGCCCTGTGGGAACAACTTGCGTAGATAGGATACCTTCTGCGCGTGTGTGAGTGGGTTCTTCTTTGCGTCTTGGGACTTGGAAACAAAGATGAAGTGATCTGCACTACGCGACCCTGCTTCATCCATGACCTTCTTTACAAGAACACCGTGACCTGTTGTAGGTGGGTTCATGCGACCAAATGCAAAGACTACCGATTTCTTTTTCGGCTTGGCGTTCTTCGTTGCTTCTGAAAAGGTCTTCATAACTTCCAATCCTTGGCTAGGTTAAAGTTTGCCCGTGCGAACTCAATACGATCTACCAACTTAATCATCTGACAGGTATCACCACAAACAGCAACGAAACCTTCAGGGTTCGTAGCCTTGATACCTTTAGTTGTAGGTAGGTAAGTTCCAATCGTCTTGACTTCGGAAAGTCTCTTGATGACGATTAGTTTTGCCTCGCTGATGAGTGAGTGTAGTTGGAACATTTGATCAAATTGTGCAGCGTAAGCATCAATGAACTTGATTGCGTCCATCTTTGCTTTCTGCTTTGCTGCTTGGTTCTTTGGTTGCTTGAGTTTTGAAATTGCCAAATCATACTTGGAGGCAATGTGTGTTTTCAATCTTGAAGAATCGTATTTTGAAATGCCTGCCCTGACACCTGAATTGATGAATGGCATGAGTTCATCAAAGATATCAGTCTTGTGTGCCTTGACCACTATCTTCAAGAATGTCTTGACCTTGGGAGCCAATGGCTTCATTATCTTGAGTAGGGCTACTATCTGCTCGGAGTCACTAGCCGTGATAAATGTCTTGCCTGTTGGTGGAGAAGGCAGGGTGGCAGCAGAGAACCATACATTCGTTGTCTGCTTGAAACCGTCTAGATTGGCAAGCGTTCCCTTGTTCATTCCTTGCAGCGTATCCGACTTCCCTGTATACACCGTATGGAACACGATTCCCAACTTGGCAGCACCGATCTTCTTGCCTAATGGTGAATCTACGGGGACTGCATAAAGAATAGTATTAGGACGGAACGCATAGTTCTTCACGCCGCCAACATCTATCTCTTTACGGGATGTTGGAATGAACATCAGATCGCCCTGATAGACTCCTGTGGACGGAAGCACCGCAGGAAGGTTCTCCAAGCAAAGAGTGAGTTTGTTCACTAGATCGGCATCATCCCCGTGATTGGTTTTGATGTCCTTAAGCGTGAAGTTTATCTTTGGATTCTTGGAGGTGGTTGCGTGCTTTAGGGCAACAAAGAACTTGCCGTTTGAGGGATGCTTTCCTGCAACGATAGCGGGTGCGCCATCCCATTTTGTGGTGATGACCATCTTGGCGGTAGGGGTCTTACTAGCCAAGGACTTGGTGATATTAGTCATCAAAGTCATGGAACTGTTGATGCCATTATCCAAATCCTTGAACATCAAGTCTTCAATATGCTCAAGATGTTGTGTCTCCACAGCCTCATTAAGAGGGCAGGAGGGAGCATACATCAGACTTGAAAAATTGGCTATCATCACCGTATTTAGCCTACGGGCATCCTCAATAATAAGAAACAACCCCCTTTTGATCGGAGGTTGTCGGGCGGGAGATGCTATCTCCTGCGGGGTAAGTTTGACTGGGGTTGTTGTATTTAGTTTGCCAGTTCAAGTTCAGGCTGTGCATTATCAAAAAGGGTAGCCTCAACTGTCTCACGATTGCGGTACACACCAAGGATGCTGCCCTTTGCTACAATGAACAGATACTTATCTTCGTGCTGTGTGGCGTGTTCCCAATACTGACAGACCACTTCCTCTCCATTAGCCAGAGGGAATTCTTCGGGCTTACGCGCCCATGAGAATGAGCGACCATCGCCCATGACGGGACTATCAGAGAACTGCGTGTCACCGATGGCATAGACCTTGCCGACCAAAACAGGAAGGCTGCGGGACAGCAAACCGGAATCTTGAGGATTGCCCTGAACCTGAGAATTAAAAACTTCTTGGGTTGTCTCAACGATAATGAAATTTGGACTTGGAATCAGCATAGTAATCTCTCCTAAAAGGGTTGTTGTATGTAGTTGTGAGTAGGACGATCAGGAATCGAACCTGTTCCAGAGAGGTATAAACTCTCCTGGGCCAACCAAAGACCCCCTCGTCCCATTTGTTAGACCCGTCTTCGGGTCTTAATTTCCTTCTTCAAAGCCTTCTCTAAACTTTCAAACTGCTTCTCTCCCTCGGGATCCATGTAGTATAGACCGCACTTTTGATTGGTGCATTGAAATACAGGGATGTTGTAGACGACTCTAGCCATGACCAAGGGTTCTGTTCTTACTTCTTCGTTGCTTCCCATCTGAAAAACATGATCTCTACGAGAACGGATTGTAGCGCAGCCACACTCTTTGCAAGTCGGACAACGAGAATCAGGAGACCCTGATCGTTGACTTCTTGCTTGAGCAATGCCCCCTAGAATCGATCTCCATATAATTTGAACGCTGTCGATCATCATCATGTCCCAGTCTAAAGTTGATTTCTTCTGCAAGAGTGCGAGACATTGGCATTCCCTCTCGGATTGAGAGTTCGGACAGAATCAGCCGTACCTTCTCCTGCGCCTCTGCAACAGAACACGCATCAATCGGAATGTCAATGTGCAAGCGATATGTCATAGTGCGTAATCTTACCTTGTATATTGGCTGCTGTCAAGACCAGTTGTCAAAGTTTCTCTTGGAAAATTTTTCATCCCTACGCTGACGGAAAGTCTTAAACCCACCGCCGCCTTCAGGCATTTCAACCTCATCGTCATCTTCCTTCTCACCCATTTTAGAAATGCCCTTCTGTGCAGCGGCATCCAAGTCAAACAACTTCATCTTGCTGCGGTCAACGCCGATCACGAAACGGCGATATGCAGATGGGTCGCCGTAGCGATTCTTCAATTGCTTGACCATGAGTTGTCCAAGTTCCTCCAATTCCTCGGTGGAGATCAGGGCAACCATGAAGTCTGCGGTGGCAGGAAGACCGAATGACTCACTTGTATTTGTCAATTCCACATCGCTATTGGCAAAGCCTTCACGGTTTGTCTGTGTAGCCGTGAAGATTGGGACATCATACTTCACCGCCATGCCACGAAGTTCTTCTGCAATTGCCTTGACATAGGTGTATGAGTTGACATTGGAGTTTGCCTTGAAGCGACTAGAGGCACAGATGTTCAGGTAGTCAATGAACACCACATCAGGCTTGAAGTTCTTCTTCAGTCGCAATTCATCCAAGAGTGCTTCAAAGTGCATCGCGTTTGCAGTAGCGGTCGGATACTCCTTGATGATCAACTTGGATGAGGTAGAAGACAGAATACGCTGCATCTTGCGAGTGTAGATGTCCTTGGGCAACTTCTTCAAGTCATCCATCGTGATGTCCATAAGGTTAGCATCAATACGCTCTGCGATACGCTCCTCTGCCATCTCACAAGTGATGTAGAGAACATTGTTCCCTGTGATCAAACAGTTTGCGGCATGGTGGCACATGAACAGACTCTTGCCCACGCCCGTACCCGCGAGGATAACATTCAGCGTCTTGCTTGGTACACCACCCTGCGTGATCTTGTTCATGTACTCTAAGTCAAACGGCATCTTGCGTTCAATCTGGTGATAGAAGTCAAACCGCTCATTGTAGTCCTCAATGAAGTCGTGACCTACATGAGCATCAAAGGAAACCGCAAGCGCAGTTGACAGTATCTCGGGAATCGCGTTCTGTGTCTTGCTGCCCTTACCGTCAATGATCTGAATAGATTCCATGATGGCGTTGTAGACAGCCTTGTCGCGGCAGAACTTCTCGGTGGCATTGATCAGCCACTTAGTATCAGGCTTGTCAAAGTCAGCAAGTTCACCAAGCAATTCCTTGCCCTGCTTGAACTCCTCCTCTGACAATCCATCGCGGTTAGAGAGATCAATCGTAATGATCTCAACCGTAGGAGACTTGTTGTACTTGGATACAAACTCTGCGATGGTCTCATAGACCACGCGCTCTGTGCGATCCATGAAGTATTCGGGCTTGAGAAATGGCAAAGTCCTCCGCGCATATTCTTCATCGTGAATAAGCGAACGGAGGACTAAGGTTTCAATACGGTCATTTGGCATTCAGGAGATCATAACACATCCGCAGGGAAAGTCAATACCTTTATAGGATGCGATCAAATTGAATTCTGCGTGAACAGTTTGACTGAAGGGAAATACCGAAGATAGACATTTGTAGATTTTGGTCTCTGTTTTTCTATCTTCTTGGCTATCTCTTCAAAAAAGTTCCAAGCAAGAGGAACAAAACAAAGTTTCTCATCTTCGCTGTACTGATTCAGACGGGTTATGTCAAAAATGGGAATAGAACTACCAGGAGTAAACATACCCTGTTTCAATGGATTGTCATCAATAATAAAGTCTAAAGTCGTATTTGAAAAGTTTAGCATGGTATTGCCTTTTGCAGGCGACCCATATCCAATTATAGTATGTCCTTTGGCTTTGATATCTAAAAGTGTATTTCTAAACTCATTTGCGATGCGAATTGCAGAATCTGCATATCTTTCGTAGGTAGAAAGATCTGTCAAGCCAATCTTTTTTTCGTGAGAAATCATCTCTTCTACTAAATTACTTCTATTATTAATCTTGGAGATCACAAATATATAACTGTTACCATGAATAGGATGTGTGATTACATCGACAAGATATAAGCCTGCTCGTTTGCAAAGCGCATCCATAGATTTTACTGTGTAGTACGAATAGTGTTCATGATAAATGGTGTCAAACTCATTGTTCTCAATCATAGTTGCTTGAGAAATGCTTATAAACAGTAAGCCACTATCAGACAGATGATGCTTGCACTTTGTCAAAAAACCAAGTTGATCATAGTTGTGAGCAAATGCGTTTTGACAAACAATAGCATCAAATTTACAACCAAACTCCACATCATTATTGAAGTAGTCGCATACGACTGAATGTCTCTTTGAACTCAATGGGTATAAATTTTCAGCAGGATCAACACCGTATGTTGCGAATCCAATTTCCTTCAAAGCATCAAGTTGTGATCCATCGTTGCATCCTATGTCCAATACTGTACCGCAATTCACCTTTGAATAAACCATCTTTGCGAACCAAGCAAAATAGTTCAACTGTGTGATAGATGTTCCAGAAACATACAGGTAGTGCTTGAATAGTTTATCTGGATGTACTAAATGACTCAATTGCATATGAGAACACTTTGAACAAAACCTTACAGCCAATGGATACTTTTCTTCCTCTTCATTCGCCGCCTTTTTGAATGAGTTGGCAAGAGGTTGAACGCCCAAATCCAAAACCGAGACTAGATCGGTATTTCCACAGGCGATGCATTCTTTTGCTTCTGTACAATCTTCAATTAGAGTTAGAGTTCTAGCCACTTTGGGTTCTCCAAGTACCAATTTGTTACCTGCTTGATTCTGTCGGATATTGATACCGTTGGTTCCCAACCAAGAGACCGCATCAAATCTCCCGAAAGCGAGTAACGAAGATCGTGTCCAGGTCTTGTGCTGTGGAAGTCAACCATGTCATAGATTAGTTCCTTGCCCTGTGTAGAAGCAATCATTTTTGCTAGAGAAAGATTGTCGATCTCCTCTTTGCCAACGATGTTGAACTTTGAACACTTTGCTCCACCGTAATCTGGATCGGTCTTCAGATCGTTTTCAAGAATAAACTTCAAAGCAACTGCTACATCATTTGCATGAATGTAAAAACGACTTCCAGCAATTGTTTTTGTGGGATCTGAGTGAATTGTCACCTTTTCCCCGTTTCTGATCTTTCTGATACAAAGAGGTATGAACTTCTCCGGTGTCTGTCTCTCGCCAAAAACATTCATGGTGTGAGTAATCTTCATGGGCATACCGTATGTGTTTTCATAGGCAACACATAGTTCTTCACTTGCTGCCTTTGATGCCGAATACGGATTAGTGGAATTGTATCGGTCTCTCTCCTTGTAGTCCACTCCTGTAGGAGCAGCACCGAAAATTTCATCGGTGCTAAAATAGAGGAACTTATCAAGGTGATCCAACTTTCTTGCATATTCCAATAGATTTGCGGTTCCAATAATGTTATCGTAGATGAACTCAAGAGGATGAGTAATTGACCGATCAACATGAGAGGCAGCCGCTAAGTGCAAAATTGTGTCGCACTTTCCTATAAAGTTGGCAACTAGTGGATTGAGTTCTGCCTTTAGATCGTGAAATACGACCTTAATTCTCTTCTTGTTGTGGGGCTGACTCTGCAAAACATCATCAATTCTATTCAAGTTTCCAGAGTAATCAAGTCTATCTAACACTACGATTTCACAATCTGTAGTCTTCAAAAAGTGATCAATCACATGATGACCAATGAACCCCGCACCGCCTGTAAGTAAAATCCGCTTCATAATGAAAAATTCTCCTTTGATTTATATTGATCAAACCTTGTCTATGTTATCCCTATACCACTTTTCTGCTGGATAGTATGTAGGAGTGTATGCCCCATCTCGCATCTGAATTGGGCGACCGTACATAGAAATTGCAGATGGTTTATTTGGGTTTGATGGATCATCTGCTTGATACTTGTTCTTAAATATCCATTCTGTGTTGAACTTAGGATATTTGCTACCTTTATCTAACTTTATCATGTTTTCCGCGTGTGTCGATGCACTTGTCTGATCATCATAATGATTGACAATTCGGTTTGTTCCATACACTCTCATTGTCCGCTTCTTTGCAACTTCCCACCTCCACATCCAATCTCCGTCTTCTTCGCCAAAAGAAATCAATCTCTCATCAAAATACCCAACATCAAACAAGTCTTGCCTGTATAGTGAGTAGTGCGAAAACGAAAAATTGATCCGAAAAGACTCATCTTTCAACTTTGAATTATGAGCAAGCATCTGCTCGTATTCATCAAAGAAACCATCCAACAAAGTCACATCGTCATTTAGGTTTAGACAATATGGTGTATTGGTATGATTGAAACAGGTATTCCACATATAAGAGCAGCCACGAACAATAGGTGACATTATCAAATAAGTTCGCGGACAATCTGCTGCGAACTTCATGATATCTGTTCTGTATGTTTGGTCGAAATCCTTTTTATGCTGACCATTGACAAAAATGATCTTATCCACATCGGGGCGCATCTTGCAGATAGATGACATCAGAGGTTTGAAATAAGTATCAAACCTGTGGACAAATGTTTGTATGGTTACTGAATACATTATGAAATGCTTCTCGCAAGAATAATGTTCTCTGCATTATTTGATACTGGATAAAACCCCCATTTAGCAAAATGGGTAACTAATTCTGTGTATCTTCCATCATGCTCAATGCATAACATAGAAGTTTTAAACTCATCGGGATCAAACTTCATTGCCAAGTCAGTCGATCCGCCTTCTACATCTATGCTAACAAAGTCAATGACTGGATATTGTTTCTTTGCCCAACCAAGAACCTCGTCAAGAGATACCTTGGGTATGAACATCTCCTTGAAATCACCATGACCGCAACTTTGAATACGATCCTTCCACTTCTCATAATTTTCACGATTTATTGTAGAAGCCGCGCTGTTTGGACTTTCCCAAAATCTAACAACTCGTTCTCCCACCGACACCGCTTCGTGTGTAACAATCGCATTCAAAAGAAGTACACCGTTTCTGCGAAGGTGTTCCGTGAACAACTTGCTAAAGGAAAATGGTGATCCTTCAACACATATACCCTTCCAACCTTTTTCAGCCAGAGCAAGAGTATTGCTTGCCCATCTGCCATCAAATGCGCCAATGTCTAAAAACACACCATCAGACTTATTGGAGAACTTGTTTAGTATGTGCTTTTCTTCATCATTCTGTGAGTACATTTTTTATGAATCCTCTTGTTAAAAGTTACTTGTTAATTGCATACTTAATAGAATCATCCGTTTCATACTTTACCGTTATTCCATTTTTGGTGTTCATGCTTTCTCTTTTTGAATAGCATGAATGAGTTCAATACCCAATGCCCATACGGTTTATCTTTTATAGATTCTTTTAGCATCTGTGTTTCCTTTTCCATATAGGCAAATCCATGATTGCTAAATGTATTGATCCAATATTCTTGAGGTTGGCAATTTACATGATGATAACCATCTTGATTGGGTAAGGCGTGAGTCATAGCAACAAAACTACACCTATCAAATGTTTGCATAAAGTTCTCCATAAACTTTTCCTCAATATGCTCAACAAATTCACACGACCATGCCAAATCAATATCGTCATTTAGGGAGTATGCTCCTTTAGTATAATCGTGTATTAGAATGAGTTCGGGAACAGGAGAATGTTCCAGAACATCTTTAAGACCATCTATACCCATGACCGAAAGACCTTTGTCGTGAAAATACTTCAAGGAATACCCCACACCGCACCCAACATCCACTACTGATTTTGCATTCGTTAGTTCTATGAGCATATCCCAAAGGCATGGTGCCCAGGTGTTTATATCTCCTACTGTATCGTTTAGGATACAACCGCCAAGATGATCTTTATTCAGGCTCTTCATATCTGTTCCTTTTGTTTAGGATAGGTTCTCTTCACAAATGATCTTGAATCTTTCAAGCATATCCATCTTGTTCTGAACGCCAATCGTATGGTTGGCGTGCCACATGAACTGTTTTCTGATTATATCTTTGTGACTTTCAAGTAAATTATTTTCGGAACTCCACAAAACATTTGGCTGTAGATGGTTTGTATTACCGAATCCGCTGTTTATATCAAGTAGCCCGATACGAGGTTTTGCTTCAACTGAATAAAGATTTGAATGATACAACTCCTTGAACGCAAGTTGATCACACTTTGAGGGATTGCGATCCATGTAGTCCAAAACCGCCTGTAAATAGTCGGCGTTCTTTTCTGATGGATCTAGCAGCATAAAACCTGCACAAATATCTGAACCATCTCGTTGACACAATATGTCAAGTTTTTTTTCTTGAAGCAGATCCATTAGGACTGGCACAGGATTCAGTAGAGGATTGAATCTGATGTCCGCATCACAGTATAGGAAAGGAGACTTTTCGGTCATTGTGTAATGAAGAACAACACTCATTTTCTCCCGCATCGCTGCAATGAAATCGGGAGTCCATCCATGATTTCCGTTTCCGCGCTGTTCAGTTTTTACAACTACGGGAGTTAGTGTCTGTGGTAGTGAAGGAAGAAGATGCTTTTCTAGCAACTCATTGTGCGAATCAGAACATACTGTGATCAATTTCATGCTCATACTATCCTTCCTGTGGACCGTGCTGTCTGTTGTAGTTGTTGATAGTTGTTGACATACCAATCAAAAGTCATTCTGATACCATCGTAAAGATTCACTTTGGGAAACCATCCCATCTTCTTTATCTTGTTGATATTGAGTGGACGCTTCATGGTTCCGTTTGGCTTGGTCGTATCCCACAGGAGTTCTCCCTGAAAGCCGACTATTTCCTTAACCATTTCTGCTACCTCTTTGATGGAGTATTCTACTCCACTACTGATGTTGATAATCTCGGGATGATCGTATTTCTGCATCACATCAAAACAGGCTGAAGCCAGGTCATCAATATAGAGGAATTCCCTCTCAGGACTACCATCACCCCAACACTCAATCTTGTTCTTATCTTCAAGTTTGGCAGAGTAAAACTTCTGTATTAGCCCAGATATGACATGACTGTTATGCGGATGAAAATTGTCGCCAGGACCGTACAGGTTGGACGGCATTACCGATACAGCATTAAAGCCATACTGTTTGCGATAGAACTCGCACATCTTTATGCCACAGATTTTTGCTATGGCATAAGCCTCATTCGTTGTCTCTAGAGGACCAGTCATAAGATGGGTTTCGCGGATCGGCAATTGTGATTCTTTTGGATAAATACAAACAGATCCCAAGAATAGGAACTTTCTGACACCCGTTTCATAGGAACTTTGAATCAGATTGCTCTGTATCATTATGTTGTCATATATGAACTCGGCAGGGTATGTGCTATTGGCAAGTATACCACCCACCTTTGCAGCAGCATCAAATACAAACTCTGGCTTTTCTTGAAGAAAGAACTCTCGGACTGCCTGTTGATTGCGAAGATCCAATTCCTTACTAGAACGAACAACCAAATTGGTAAATCCTTTGCTCTCCAAACAACGAACAATTGAAGATCCAGCCAGACCACGATGACCCGCAACAAAAATCTTGGAGTTGATTTCCATCATTGTCAATTGCCTTTGTAAATCTTCACGGAATCTTCAGTCAAAGTTCTGCCATTCAATATGGCAGCATCCACCATACGATTGATAGCCTGAATATATTGTGGTCTTTTTTGCTTGAAGCAGGTGTCAATTTTTCTCTTCAGAGAAGCGACTTCTTCATCTGTTTTGGCAACACCAATCATGTCTTCCAAAAACCAAGTTCGGATGTGAAGAATACACAACTTCTCTATGACTTCGCCAAGATTGTCGGTGGCAACTACATCGGCTGTTAGTTCGGGAACATACTTTTGGTCAAGAGTTTGACGAATTTTTTCGGACAGCGCATTTTCTATCACAGATGCAATATCAATACTCATAAATTACCTTTCCATTTCAAAATTATTACTCAATTTAAGATCGTATCCAATTTTTCTTGCTACTAGACAGCACAAAATTTCCCATTCGCCGCTCTGGACGAACAGATGTATGTAGGTAGAGAGGACAAACAATGGTATCAATATGTTCTATAAGACATCTAAAAGAACTTTCCATACAATGTATTTCTGATGCGTTTTCCAAAAGAGAAATCATATCAAACATATCAATTGACGGATCATTCTTGATCACGGCAAGTTCCTTTGGTGTCTCGGGATTCAAAATAAATCCCCTTGATGGATCGTCATGTACAAACACAAAAGGCTGTCCTGTTGGATTCAATCGCTTCAATGCCTCTTGTTCAGATTCACGATTTCTACGAAGACGGAAGCGAGTCCACCTATGATCAAAAGGAATTCCCGCACAGGCATAGAAACCTTCATCAAAATTTGAAACCACCCCCATGCTTTCCAAATTCTCTCCTATTCCAAACCCACAACGAATAAAATCGCATATTTTATACTGCTCAACAACGGAATTCACATAAAGCACTTCGTTTGCATCCGATGGAACTGAAATGACCATAATTCGTGAGTCATCATCAAACATCCTCTGTACTCTCTTGTGATTTCCCTCTTTGGCAAAAACTGCAATAGACTGAAACGAAGAATTTGTTCCAAGCAAAGATCGTATCAATCCATTACAGATTATATGATCTCCCATTCCTAAATGATGATGTACAAAAAGGGTTCTATTCATTGTGGTTGTTGTCTTTAGTTGGTTATATTAAAACATCAAATCATCTATAAAATGGAGTATCAATTTCATCATAACTTTGACCAACAAAATCCAATCCGGCATTTGTATTCAGAGTCTTTTCTTTGGCTCCGTGGACAAACACATTTGTGATTGCATTTGACTCCAACCAGACTTTATTTCCTAACCATATTTGATCAACCAAATAGGCAGTATTATCAGTTGCCCATTCAGTTATAGAAGAGCGAATTGATTGAGATAAACTTCCGCGAACACCCCACATACCCGCAAGCATTGGAAAATCATAGTGTCTTTCGTGATCTCTAATAACATGAAACTTCTTGCCACTTGCAAGCCATTCCTCTACGCAAGAAGCCTCTCTACTGGATATCCGTGAGTCACAATCTCTGCTAATCATTACATCTACATCTGCCTCAAATGCAGGTGCAAATCTCCAAAATCTGCCGTTAGCCCATCCCTGAATAGGGGCAAGGATTTTTGCAGGAATATCTTTTAGGTATTCGTGTAAATGGATTTCTGCATATATCCGAAACTCCCAATCAGGGTAGTACTTTGCAGAAAGATGTGCGTTCTTTACTGCGCCTTTTACATAACGCAAATCGTTTCCCCACAAGGAGACAGCAACTACCTTATTCATGCAAACTGCGCTTGCTTTCTTGTATTGTAGGTTTCACGATCAATACTCCAACCTATCTGCATATTGCGCTGCATCAAGGCATCTTGATTCTCGTCCCACTTATGGACGATTGGTCGGCGGTCAATATGACGCAGGACTCCCAACTTTTCAAAGACCTCGGTTTGCTCGTTGTCACACCACTCCGATTTATACGCAGGATGATAGATGTAACCAAAACGGTCATACAACTTGCGTCCAATCACAGGTAGCGTAATCAGCGTCTTGTATCCTTCTGCACCCTTTGTCTCAAGGCGAGGATCATTGTTGTAATTCAAGGCTCCATCAAGATTGGGGAACTCCCGCAGCATATCCTGAACGATGATGTCATCCCACCCTTGTTCTACAGGCTCCATGTCATCAGCGGTAGAGATGATGATATCCCAATCGGTTGTAGGAACCATACGGTTGATAGCAGAAATCTTGCCTTCGCTATTGCCATATGAAAAGGTGACATCCACATCACCCTTGATCTTGTTAGTCATGTAGTAGCGCATAGGATTGTTGTTCATGGACGAATCATCAATGTCCATTGTGACCACAACGGTAATCTTATGCTTGCCTGATGCCTTATCCAAATAGGCATTCAAGTTGTTCATAAACTTGATCGGTCTATGACGAGTTGGATACTTAAGAATGATGTGCTGCATATTGAATACTTTCTGATGTCGCATCGCTGTACCGATATTGGTGCAGCACTTTATCTAGGTGTGTCTCTGAGGTTACATATGGCAACATCCGCGAAATCCAATCTAAATCTTCACCATATGATGATGGACGGAACTTCACATTCTTTGCAATCTTCCTGTGCCAGAAGCACATATGATAAGGTGGACGGCGAATCAAAGTCTGTCCTAAATTTGCAACATACGGTTCGTGCGGATTGCCAACTCGGAAGTCAACCTTGAACTTGTCATTGTTCACGGTGCAGTCCTGCTCAAATGTGATGACATCAGCAGGACGATCTCGCATGGCATTCTGTAACGACACCAAGTAATCATCTGCTACCCAATCATCATCGTCAAGGAATCCGACCCACTTGCCACGGGAGATATCAAGTAAAGCCTGACGCTTCTCGCCAATGGTCATAGCCTTGTTGTCAGTCAGCGTAAGAATCTCAACGCGATTGCCAACCGACTCCAACTGCTTCTCCAAGTGCTGATAGAGTGGAGTCCAATACTTCTGTACTCTACTTGGAATAGTCAGAATCAATACGCTGAAATCAACCTCTTGTGGCGACATGGGCATGGACATTCTCTCTTTCAAAATGTTGGCAAGTCTTACGAATACCTTCTTCAATACTCGTAAACTTGAAATCAGGATAGGTCTGCATGAACAACTTATTGATTGTTGGCTTGCGTAGTATACCCTCAGGAGCCGATGTGTCAAACACAATCTTGCCATTAAAGCCCAAAGAATCGGCAATTAGACGAGCGATGTCACCGATCTTATGCTGAATGCAGGGCGACACGATCATGGTATTTGGGATATCCCGATTGTCTTCATGGATCATCTTGACTGCATTGGCGATATCCTCTGCATAGATGAACTCGCGCTCTGCGTTGCCGCTACCCCACACCACAAAGTCCGTACCCCTTTGCCGTGCATAGAAGCACTTTGCCACAAGGCTAGGAATGACATGACCATTCGTTGTGTCATACTTGTCATAACGACCATAGATGTTGCAGGGAATGATGCAACGGGCTTGCTTATCAGATTGCCGTAATGCCCGTGCGCCAACTTCAAGCATACGCTTTGCGTAGGCATATCCATAGTTCGTAGGGTGAGGTTCGCCTTGATGCAGCATGGTTTCGTCTACGGGGTACTGCACCTTTTCAGGGAAGACGCAAGTAGAAAGCATGAAAGTAGCCTTCTTCACCTGCTCCTGTTCAGCACACAATTTGATGATATTGGCATTCATTATCAGGTTCTCTTGAAAGAAGTCAAGCATATTGTCGTTATTGCCCTTGACTCCTCCGACCTTTGCTGCCAAGTGAATAACCTCGTTCACCTGTCGCGTCCATGCGAAATCCTGTAAGTCTAGGTAGTAGGACACATCAACTGTTTTGCGATGAGGCTTCAACGCCCAACTCTCGTTGTAGTCTAATTCAGAACCCACTAGACCCCAACCACCTGTGATGAGCAAGGTGTCATGCTGCACTTGGGAACCCTCTTTCCTTACGAGCCATGTAGTTCTGACCATCTGTGGAATAGAACGATGGATGCTCGTTACGGGCATATAGTGCATCCACGCCAATATCAATCCAATAGTGACGAATGATCACATTGTCAATATAGACTGCCTTGTGCAGGACGCGACTGACATCGGTGAACTCATTGTCGCAGAACACACTCTTGTAGGATGGGTGATAGATGTATCCAAAGCGGTCATAGTACTTCTTGCCCATGATGCAGAGTGTGTTCAGAGCCTCGCCCTTGCGTCCATCGTTGTAGTGAAGGACTCCATCAAAGTCAGGGAAGTTGACAGCCATGTCTCGCATGATAATGTCATCGTATCCTGCCTTTGTGGGAATCATGTCATCCGATGCCAACAGCAGGACATCGTAATCCCATCCGCGATTCATGTCTGCGTTTACTGCGGAGATCTTGGAATCGGAGTTGCCGTAGAACCACTTCACGGTATCGCCTTGACGAGCAAGCCAATTGTGCATTGCCTTGTTGTTCATGGTTACATCATCTGCATCAAAGGACAGCACGAACTGCACATCGTGCATCCCCGAAAGCATATTCTTGTAGAGGCTGAAGGTCTCCATGAACCGACCTGGACGAGATCGGCTCGGGAACTTAATCAGCAGTCGTTTCTTCTCCATTGATTTCCGCCTCCTCCATACCGTACTTGAATTCCTTGGATGCTGCAATATCAAGAGCCTTCAGTACTTCTTCGGTGAAGTACTTCTCGGGATTCTTGTTGATCTGCGACTCAAACGCAGTCTTGCCATCAGGCAGTTCAATCTTCGTGGAATTCTTCTTGAAGATACCGTACTTGATCGCAAGGGGAACGAGACCGTAGTGCTTGTCAAGACCCTTGTCAAAGGTCAGGAGCGTATCAATCATCTTGTTCTCACGGGTCAAGCGACCCTTGTACAACTTGCAATGGATGATGTTGCCAACCACCTCGTTGTCAACCTTCTCCTTCTTCTTGGAGAGATAGACGATGGTGGATGCAGCATACTTGAGTGCGCTGCCGCCGCCCATTTCCTTAGTAGGAACATATGCTCCGATGACATCATAGGTATGGTTGGTGACGATGAGTGGGATGTTTGCCTTACCCAACTTGAGAGTCACGGTGCGGAAAATTGACTTGATGACCTGCGAACGGGTCATGTCGCGGACTTCCTTGCCCTCAAGACCATCATTCATTTCCTTGCTAGTGGACAACATTCCCAACGAGTCAAGGACAACCATCATCGGCTTCTGATTCTCCTTGTTCAACTTGCTGTAACTGTCAAGGATCTGCAACATCTGATAACGAAACTGCTCCACCGTTGCAATCGGGAATACAGCCACGCGCTTGGCATCCAAGCCACGCTCGTTGATCATGTCGCTTGTGATTGCCTGTTCGGAATCAAAGTAGAGAACAGCACCTTCGGGCTTATCCTGTAGGAACTGTCGTGCAATGCCAAGGGCAAAGTAAGTCTTGCCTGTTGCAGACTCACCCGCGATACCAAGGATCTTGTTGTCAGGCATTCCGCCGTGGATGCTTCCCGACAGGAGTGCATTGAATGAATAGGAGCCTGTGTCAACGAAGCCAGAGATGTCTGACTCCAACCCATCAATCGCTAGGGATGCGTACTCGTTGCCAGAATCCTTGAGAATGCCCTTCAGAAAGTTGCTCATAGTGTAGACCTCATTGTAGTTAGGGAAGATTATACCATCATTCAACGCCAAGCGCAATAATATGCTCACAATAAATCCGCAAACAATTCATGTGAGCGATACGGCGCACCTTTTCGGGAATGCGTTGTTGGATGTTTGAATTTGTTTCAACACAGACAACTTGAGGAACGCCCTGATTGTGAAGCAATTCTTCAAATGTTCCTTGCTTGTGATGGGGTAGTGTTGGTGGGTCGCTGACATCCATCCATTGCTCCAATTCCTGCGTAAGCATGAATGGCAATTCGTCCTCGTCACCCGCGTAGTAGATGTATGCCCCGCCTACCATGTTCCTTGGGTCTTCGTGCATGGTGTAATAGCCCTGCGTAGACAACCGCGTGACGAGATCCATATTTTCTGTTAGTCCTTGAATTTCAACAGAAGCCTCGTCAGCGTTATTCAAGAAGTGTTGATTTGAAGTATTCCTTGCGTTGGGATCTTCGCCCTTCTCATTACCGCGAGTACCCATGTAATTTGAGGATACAGATGCCAAGGGAATGTACGAAATGTTGAGATTCTTGGCATAGAACTTTGAATCTTCGTTGGACACAAAGTCCATGAGTGCCAAAGTGGCACCTTCTTCATCACCATGCCACCCCGCTGACACAAGAATGGATGGATTGTTGGTGTTCAAGGCTAATGGATGAAATACAGCAACCTCACCCGCGTCCGTGCGCGTGTAGCCATCAGGTAGGCGGCGGGTAAACTCTGCGAGGTACTTCTCTTGATTGTGTCGTAGGAATGAGTCAATCATGCGAATAGGTCTTCCAATGAGGAGGTCTTTTCCATCTTCCATCCGATGCAGTTGATGATCTTAAGCAAGGGATTGACGAAGTTGGTTTCAAACTGAGCGTCATAGTCTATGTATTTGCCCAAGGCGAACTCTGATGGAATCGTATTCGGGAAAGCGATGACGGCTTGATGAATCGGATTCGGAACCTTCAATGGAATGAACTTGATCTTGTCGCCTTCAATGATCGGCTGATACTTCTTGGCGAGACCCTTGTCCTTGAGCAGATGATTGAAGATGAGCGATCCCTTGACATGGATCGGCGTGGACTTGCGATAGATGAAAGTCGTGTCCTTGTACTTGGACATCTTCTTCACGGAGCGCGGAGAGGCTGCATCCTGCACAGGGAGGTTCCTGAACTTGTCACGGAAGTCCGCGACATAGTTGATTAGTTCTTCCTCTGTGCCATTCATAATAATGTGAATGCACTTCTTCAAAGAATCGCGGATCACCTGTGGCGTGGACGAGCGCGAAGTCTCAATTCCCATGATCTTCATGTCAGGTTCGGACAGCAGGACATTCTCCTCGCCCATGTAGACATTCAGCATATACCGCTTCTTGGCAGTCCAAATCCCCTGCGATGCAATAGCCTCGCGCTTCATATGCATCTTCTGGCTGTAGGCGTTCTGTTGCAAAGCCAACTCATCGTACTTCTTGTTGATGAACGGCTGAATGACATCGTTGCAGAACTTGTCAAGGAACTTAGTGATCTTCTGCTTGTCGGTCTCGTTGGGCATCACCTGTTGAACCAACTTGCCCAAGCGCAGATATACGGAGTCGGTGTCGGAGGCAATGATGAAGTCCATGTTCTTGGTCTTCAGGCTCTTGTTCAGGAATTCGTTGAGATGCTTCTCAATCCAACGAATTGACAACTGACCCGACACGGTAATTGCCTCTGCGATCTCCTCGTCATAATAGCGGAAGTACTCGTTGCCACAAGCACCGAATGCGGAGTTCAACTGAATCTT